CAATCTATACTCTACAATTTTTTTCTTACCAGCGTCTACTAATGTGCCGATAGGTTCCTTAAGTTCCTGTGCTTCTGTAGGGCACTTTATTTCTACTGTAGCACCCTTCTTTGGTATCTCGGGTGTCTTTGTCTCTGGTGTCTCTGGAGGGGGTGCAACAGGTGGTACATCTGCCTTCTGTTCAAACTTTAATTTGTTTGCGTTGTAATCAATTGGATTGAATGATGGTGTCTGACCATCACAATATGTCTTGACGCCCTTTGGATCGTCATCTTCCAGCATATTATTTTCGTCCACGTCATGTGCCTCAACACAACCAGGAATGTCCACGATTGGCACACCGATCTGGTTTGTGATAGGAACAGGGACTTGTAATGCTTGGGGTGGTTCTAACAAATAATCAGGGGTGAAGGGGATACGAATAATATCGATGTCCCCACCCTTGATCCTAATATCAGGGATTTCCATTAACAATCATTGAATTCACTACCAATTTCCGATCCAATATCAGATCCAACTTGCTGACCTAGGAGCAACGCCCATCCACCTGCTAACCATCCGATGTAAGGGATGCCAGACAGTGCGGGAACTGCTACGCCAGCGGCAATAGCACTACCTGCCATTGCACCTTGTGACCGTGCGCCAGCGTCCGCCCGAATACACTCTTCGCTTTTTGCAAGGGACTTTCCCTCAGCATCCTGCGTTAGGGCACCTCCTATATTACGGGTGCCATCCATGGTGTATTGATCAGTGCGATACTCGCGACGGACCTCTGTATTAGGTCCTAGAAATCCTTTCTTATGCTTATCTACTTCCAGTGATTGTTCTGAATTTAAGATAGCAGGATCGTTTGCTTTGTATTTAATTGAGTATCCATCAGGTCCAGCATTCAATTCATAAGATGAGTAGTCACCTTTAGGAATATTGATACTAGGAATTTGATATGGTTGTCTCATTAGATAACCAACTAAACCTATATGTGACACAGCAAATAAAGCACCTACTGTGCCAACGAATATCTTGAACGTAGAAGGTTTTTTAGTCTGCTGTACAGGAAGATCTTCCTTGTCACCGTTGAATAAATTCATGGTTAGAATGGCATAGCAGGACCAGTTGCTTCAGGTAGTTTAGGCATGGCATTATCAATAAGTCCAGGTAGAGCACCAGCAATTGCTTCTGTTGCTGCCTTAGTTACTTTTTCTTTTGCGTCTTCAATGATTGCTTCTCTGTTTAGGTAAACATAAGTGCCACCACCGACGATGCCTGCCGTTCCAATAAACGACAGGACTGCAAGTACATTAATTACTTTCTGCATTTTTTGTTTCCTCTTTCTTTCCAATAGACGGTGCTTTCTTAGGAGCGGATCCGTTCTTGGCAGGAGACAATCCGAACGCAGCTAAGGATCCAGAAAACACGGATGCAATGAAGGTCGGATCGAAATCTAGGATTTTTTGACCGTTGGGCAAGCGAACGTAGCTGAATGTAAGAAGGGATGCAGACCAAATGAGGACTACAACTTTCACTAGATTACCAAGAACTTCACTTTTATCTTCATCGTTATCCTTCTCTTCAACTACGACTGGTTTTGTATCAGTCATGTTGTTAAGGTTAGGCAGCTCTATTTATGCCTGTGCCTCTGTCCATGAGAAACGTGCGTCAACCGATCTGTTACCACCAGCAATATTAGTAACTCGAACCGCTAGAACCTCAGGTCCATCAGGGAAAATACCAGTTGGGTTAGGTGCAGTAGATGTATCGTAGTTATTAGATCCACCACCTAGGATACAGTTAGAGATTTCTTTAACGTCAGATAGATCGTAGAACTTAACGTCATTATCAGCGTAGAAACCGAAGATAACCTCACCACCTAGTAGATCAGTTGCCGAAGAAAGAACTGCATATTGTGCAAGAGATGTACCACCCACAGGCAACCATGTGTTATTAGTATCTGGTACTGGATTTAGTACAAGTTCAACGAAGAACTTACCAGTAGCAGAGATGTCAACCTGACGAAGAACCAACTGCATTCTATTGATTAGTTCTCTAGTACCAAAGTTACCTTGAATACCATTGTCAATAGATGGTGCTACACGTAGAGCAAGGATCGCTCTCGTTTGACCAGAAGAAATATTACGCTGAGTTTTCGTACCGACCGTGTAAACATATGCTCGGTCATTGTCTAGTCTACCATCCATGATGACCGAAGAACCCCAGTGACTAATCTGTGGGACAGATGTTGCTGCTAGTAGTTCTACAGAGACAGGTTGTGTAGCACTGTAGTTAAATGTCTCTGCTGTTCCTCCACCCAGAGGAGCAAAGGTAACACCAGTTGGGTTTGCTGCAGTAACTGCTTTACTTAGTGCAACGTTAACACCAGAAATAGAATGTACAAATGTATCTGCAGGAATACCAGTACCGATAACTCTTTGTCCTTTCTGAATACCAGTTGCAGAACTTACAGTACCACTAGATACACCAGATGCGATAGTTAGGTCAACGTTAACATTACCTGCTTGTTCTCTAGTGATACCAGTAAAGGAACCAGATTTTGCACGAGCAAGAGGAGACAATGCAGATCCAGTAGCAGCGTTTAGTGCAATACCAGTAGAATCTCCTTGTGTATCAGTAATTTTGAATGTTGTTGCGTTAGGAACTGCAGCAACAAAGTATACTTTATTAGCAACTACATTAGAGAATGGAGTATCAAAGATAATAGTCTGTTGTCCTCCAGGAGAAAGACCTGTTGTAGATGCAACTTCGATTGTATCTGCTGCTGCACTTACGTTGATAACATCTTGAGAGAATGTTGTTTTACCAGTGTAGTTAATGTACTCTCCCTCACCTGCTGTAGCAGAAGTGGATCTCTTAAGAGCAAGAGTTCCTGAACCAGGGAAGTCTGATAGATCACTAGCAACAAACAGAGTAGTATCAGAGTTAGAGAATGACTTTGTTGTAGATGTTGATGGTGGAATAGTATTGACTTCATAACGAGCAGGTAAGTTACCTGATCTCATGTATGCTTCAGTGTTCTGGTTGTTGTTAGGGATCTTGTGAGCGTAGATAATGTCACCATTCAATGCACGGAAACCCCAGCGAACGAAACCAGCACCATACCAAGAGTAGTCCATGTAGAACATCTGCATCTTGGTTGGGTCAATTGTATAACCAGTCTTACCAGTACCATCACAACGGTCAATGTTCCAGTCTGCCTGCGCCCATTCTGTTTCTACAGTCTTAGTTACAGGTACATTACCTGCAGATGGTCCACGATAGTCAGGGAAGATAACCATCTGTGTATCAGAGATGATACCATCAATACGATAGGAAGAACCACGGATGACAACATAATCACCAGGTTTTAACTGCTTAGAAAACTTAGTATTCTGTCCGTTGACGCTAGTAAAACTTGAGACAAGAGTGCTTCCATTAGTAACAGTAACTCTACCAGAAAGTTGGAATGTAGATGTTCTACGAACAACACTTAGACCAGCGTTCGCCCAGCGGAAGAAGATACCATTCTGTTGATCCATCATACCAATCTCAAGATTGGTTCCATAAGAATTGATAGGAGTTACAGTGTATTCACCAGCACCTGTTGCCTCTGATGGTGCATTTGTAGCAGTGTACTGGAAAGTATGTGGGTCAACAATATTAGTTACAGTGTATTGACCATTGTAGTTGTTGTCTGTTACTCCACGAACATCAACAATTGTATCTCTAGTTACATTATGTGCATCAGCAGATACAACAGTTACAGTAGTACCAGATGCTGTGATGCTATCAATGTTTTCAATTGCAGGTTCCAGAATAGAACCAGTAGAGAATGCTACACCTTTACCAGACTGATAACGGAAGTAACGTTTTGTTTGTCTAACTGCCTGTTGGTTTTTAGAGTGAGAGTTTGTAGAGAACTTAACACCACCATCAAACGCTCTATGGATTGAGTTGCCCTGTGGTCTAGGATAAAGTTTGATAGTACCAGTAGCAACAGATCCAGTTGGCGATGCTGTTCCAGGATAGTAAATGAATACTGTTGGACTTACAACACTAGCAACAGTCCATGATCCGTTTACATTTGTACCAGCAGATCCAGCAATAGCAATCTCGTTACCAACTTCGAGACCATGTGCTTGAGTTGTAGTTACCTGAATTCTGTTATCACCAATTGCAGCAAGTGATACAGTGCCACCAATATCAGATCCAGTGTAATGAATACCAGAATAGAGTGCTGTTCTTGCGCTATCCCAGATACCACCAGATGATAGGGTCCACTCAAATGCAGCAGTGTATGTAAAATCTG